TGCTGCGCGTGAGTATTGTGAAGACAGGCAGATGAACTTCTTAATACTTACCGAAGATCACTTAGGAGTCTAAAGATGGCAAAAGGATTTGCTGCAACAGCAGCAACAAAAAAACCAAAGAAAGAAAGTGGATATAAAACTCTTTTTGAAAGAGTGTCAGAAAAAGCGGGGGGAGAAAAGAAATCTCTCTCATGGTATCGTGCTACAGTAAAAGCAGAAGCAAGTAGATATAATACAAATCTGGAAAAATATGTTCTAGATGAAAAAAGAGATCGTGGTGGTCTTGCCAAAGAACAAGACACTAACGAACTAAGGAGATATGTAGTAGAAGGTCACCTCTACATGTTTGAATATAAAGCAAAGATGAGATGGTTACCTTACTATGATAAGAACCCTCTAGTTTATGTGATAAAATCAAACAAGAATGAATTTTGGGGAGCTAATCTACACTACCTATCTCCAAAGAAAAGATTACTAGCAACACAGAAGCTAATTAAAGGAAGAATTGACATACCCAAGATATGCTTCCATAAATATATTCACGACCATGTAGAAGGATTATATCTTGATCTTGCTGCAGCTGAATGGGATACTGCCATTCTCCTACCTATTGAAGATTTTGTGAAGAACATGAACGGCATGTTATTTCCTATTGATAAACAAACAGTATGGGAAGAAACTGACGAGAAATTCTACGATAAGATTATGGGACACAGAACCATAAAAGGATACGGCACAAAACAATCTAAGGAGATGGCTAAGTAATGTTCGCACCAGGAAAGCCAAACAAAAGAGGAAGTAAAGTAGGAGACACTACTTATACTAGTGGATTTGGTTCCTTCAAATATTGGGAATGGAATGGAACTGACTGGAATGAAATAACTAGAGATAAATGGAAGGGGGCAAATCCTGGAGGGACAGCTTACACATCTATCCAAGTTCCAGCAGGAGGAACAGCAACGGGTGCTCTCAGGTATCCAGCAAACGTTGCGATGAAAGAGAATTCTGACTACGTAATGTTTGAATTTTATGAATATCAACCACCATTCCAAGATATAAACCGAAGTGATACAGAAGCAAAAGCAGGACCACTAGGAGCATATAACGAAAGTGTATTGTCTTCAAGATTATACGACAAAACATCTGGAAAAACTATAGTCCTTTACATGCCAGAAGATATTTCTACTGGATACAAGGCTAATTGGAGTGGAAAGGCATTTAGTAATATCGGCAGAGATATATTGACTGGTGCTGGATCTGCAGATCTAGGACAACAATTTTCAAATGGAACAAATGCATTTGAAACGATGATTGATCAAATAATTCCCAATACTGGAGCTAAAGTAATCCAAGAAGTTATTGGAAAAATAACTGGGGAATCGATTGAACCAAATGACATCTTTGCTAGTACTCGTGGAGTTATTTTAAACCCAAACGTTGAATTGCTGTTTAGTGGTATTGATTTAAGGAATTTTTCTTTAAACTTTAAGATGGTTCCCAGAAATGCAAATGAAGCAACGATGATCAAAGACATCGTAAAGGAATTTAAAAAAGCGATGCTTCCAAAATTTGCAAAAGGAACTGAATTACCAGTATCAACTTTACTAGCTTCTCCTCAATCAATTGCGTCGAACTTTATTAGAGTTCCAAACGTTTGCAGAGTTTCTTTTATGAGAGGAGGAGACTTAAATACAGATGTTCCACAATATAAAATGTGTGCCATCACACAAGTTGATGTGAATTACACTCCAGACGGTGCTTATGCTACATATGATGATGGTAGCATGGTCGCAATCTCATTATCATTATCATTCCAAGAAACCAAACTCATATTCTCAGAAGAAGCTGACAAATACTAATGTACTTTTCACTAATTCCAGATATCTCGTATGACGAGAAACCAATTAGTTATCCATTTTCGGAATCTGATTTTATAACTGCGAAGAATTTTTTCCGTAGATATAAAATTAATGATGATGTCTTTTCGTATGCTGTTATCTTCAACAAGTATACCATAACAGATGGGGAAAGACCAGATACATTAGCGAAAAAAGTATATGGTGATCAGTTTTATGATTGGGTAATTCTTATTACCAACAACATGGTAAATGCTCAGTATGACTGGCCCATGTCAAACTATACGCTGTATAAAACTCTAGAGTCTGAGTATGATGATCCATATGGAACTATCAGACACTACGAAACCTACGAGATCGGTCCATACCCTGCAGGTTTGCGCGTAGACGAAGAGTTCTATAATAAAACACACAAACTAAACATCAACGGATCTATTGTAACCAAAGCAGGAAACACAATCTGCAGACCAGTTACTATTGCCGAGTATTATGCAGACGAGAACGAAAAGAAAAGAGAAATTTACTTACTAAAACCAGCATACTTTAGGCAGTTCGTTGATGATTTTAGAAAGAGAAATCTCTATAAGAAATCAGATAGCTATATTAGTCAGCGTCTTAAGAAGACTGGTTGACGCGACTTTTTGACAAAAAAATTGGCGGGAAAATTTTTCTCCCGCCAACGAAATCAATATGTGATTTTGGAATCAGTCTTCTTCAGCGAGACGAGCGAAGTAACTGAGAGCATCGTCATCATCAACAACTGAATCTTCCCTCACAGGAATAGGAGCAGCAGAGACGCGACTGCGGAACGAAGAGGGTTCATCTTCCACGATGGGTTCGAACTCTTCATCATCCACAGAAGGACGAGTGGCAGGACGGGAAGTAACACCAAGCACAAGGTTCAGACGTGCTTCCAGTTCCTCGTAAGTCTTGAACTGATCCTTGTTAGTGAAAGCTTCCAGAGAGTACTCTTGCTTCCACACTTTTTCCAGTTCATCATCATCTGCACTCAGAGCAGACACACTATCGAACTCAGAACTGTCGTAGTTCCAGTAACCAGCAACCTTCTTGATCTTCAGTTTGAAGTTAGCACCTTCCCAAAGATCAAAGACATTCACGGGGTCTTCATCTTGAAACTCAGGTTGCATGGCGGCAAGGATCTTATCATGGATCTTCTTACCGTACTTGTAAAGGAACACTTTACCTTCGTTCTCAGGATTCTTAGGATCCTTTACGACATAGATGTTGCTGTAATACTGGAGCTTGCGCTTTTGTTTACGAGCAGTCTCTTTATCTTCATCACTACCGCTGTTCCACAGTTTGCGGTTGATCTCACCAACAGGATCTTTTTCGTTCAGGGTGGTGAGAGAGTTTTCGATGTACCAACCACCAGGACCTTGGAAGGCGTGGGAGTACACTTTTGCCCAGGGCACCGTCTCCCCTTCAGGAGCGGGCAGGAAACGGATAACAGCGTACCCGTTGCCAGAAGCGTCAACCTCGGGCTTCCAGAAACGTTCGTCAACCTGCTTACCGCTGGCGGACTTTTCAAGTTCCTTCTGGAGGAACGAGAAGTTGTTCTGGGATTTACGCTTCAGATCTGCGAAAGACATAGGATTTCCTCGGATTAGTTTGGATTTGGTCTGTGATGCCCTGACCACTTAGACATAATAACAGGGCACAGGGTCGGGCGTCAACCCCCTGTGCCACTTTGCAGTTTGTCCTTCATGAAGCGGACACGCTCCAGAAGTTCGTCAAACATACTTTCAATAGGTGTCTCTGGAGTAGCACCTAACATAATAATACCACTCTTTAGTGTTTCCAAAGCAGATTTTGCTTCTGGATCTTCACTTAATTTAATACGATAGTAAAAGATCTTTTGCTTTTCTACTAGAGTTTCTAGAGCTTCGAAGTATTCCAACTTTCTTTCATCATCAAGAAGAACAAAGTTCATGGCAGATCTAAAGCAAAACTGCTGAAGATCTACCATCTCTTGGATGTCACCACGGACTAATTCAGATTTAAAGAAGCTCATACTAGCATCAATTTGGCACGACTTGTTTTCTTCATGAAGTTGAGTTGCTGTGCCTCATGACGGAGTTTTTCCTTTAGAGGTTTGCTAATCAACTTACCAACACTATCTATTTCAATTTCATTTGTTTCGCAATAGTGGATAACCGAATCAATATAATTCATATCTGGATTGTTGAGAGCAATCCTCTCCACTTCCTGCGAAAACTTCGCAGATGTCATAAATCTATCCTCTAATAATTGTTTTTTCTCCATATCGTTCCTGGTATTCGTCGATGTAACTCATTAGTTTGACAAAGAATTCTTTCTTAGGTGGAAGCACCTTAACTTGAGTTTCGCCGTTTTCGCAAGCAACGATAGTTACAAGTTGTTTTACGCTCAATCCATATAGTTCTTGAAGCATACATGCATATGCAGTTTCTTGAACAAAGTAGTCGTAAAGATATTTCTCACGCTTAGGTTCGGCAGCAGTCTTGAAATCAATAATAGATAACACACCGTCGAATTCAGCGATACAATCTA